GAACCACACGCTTCAGGCGCTCGCCGCAGAGGGGCACGAGAGGGCCCGGTGCGAGGTCATCCAGTGCGATGACGACACGGCACGGCGGATCAACCTGGTGGACAACAAGGCGGCTGAGTTGGGCGGCTACGACAACGACGCGCTGGCGGAGCTGCTGTCGTACCTGGACGGGGACCTCGAGGGCACGGGCTATACCCAGGACGACATCGACGCGCTGCTGGACTATCCCGAAGAACCCGAAGCCCTCACCGACCCCGACGACACCCCCGAACCACCCGCCGACCCCACGTCCAAGCCCGGCGACATCTGGCACCTCGGCCCCCACCGCGTCCTCTGCGGAGACTCCACCGACATCACCGCCGTAGAGGCCATGCTCAACGGCGACCGCGCCGACTGCATGTGGACCGACCCGCCCTACGGCGTCGACTACGTCGGTAAGACCAAAGACGCCCTCACCATCCAGAACGACGGCGCGGCAGATCTCCCTGAACTGCTCGCCGGAGCGTTCGCCACCGCCACCGCCGCCCTCAAGCCGGGGGCGCCCGTCTATATCGCCCACCCACCCGGGCCGCTCTCCCTCGACTTCGCCGCAGCCTTCCTAAATGCCGGATGGCTCCTGCGACAGAACCTGGTCTGGGTCAAGGACTCGATGGTCCTGGGCCGCTCCGACTACCACTACCGCCATGAGCCGATCCTGTACGGCTTCACCGACCCCACAGCCGACTCCGGGCGCCTCGGGCGTGGCGGAGACCGATGGTTCGGCGACAACGCACAGACCAGCGTCCTCGAGGTCCCCAAGCCGGGGCGGAGCAAAGACCACCCCACGATGAAGCCCGTCGAACTCATCACCCGGTGCCTGTCGAACTCCTGCCCGCCCGGCGGTCTCGTCTACGAACCCTTCGGCGGGAGTGGCTCCACCCTCATCGCCGCCCACACCCTCGCCCGCGTCGCGCGCGTTGTCGAACTCGACCCCCGCTACGTCGACGTCATCTGCCGCCGTTATCAGGAGCACACCGGGACAATGCCGGTGCTCCAGTCCACGGGTGAGGCGCACGACTTCCGGCGGCCGGCTGAGGCGGACTGATGCCTGCGTCCAAGGCTCAGCAGGCCGCTACCGCCGCCCGCCGCACGAAGGCCATTGCTCTGCGTATGGCTGGGGTGGACTACGAGACGATCGCGGACCGGCTCGACTATGCGTCCCGTCAGGCTGCGGCGAAGGACGTTCGTCGTGCGCTGGAGGAGTACCGGGCGGAAGAAACGGCGGCGATTGAGGCGTGGCGGGAGCTGGAGGGGCAGCGCCTGGACCGGCTGCAGGCGGCGGCGTGGTCGGCTGCAGCGAAGGGGGATCTGAAGGCGATCGAGACGGTGCTGAAGGTGATGGCGCAGCGGTCGAAGTTGCTGGGCCTGGAGGCGGAGAAGCAGCGGAACGACGCGGACATTGATGACGCTCGGTCGGTGCTGGGTCGGTTGGCGCGTGGGATCGCTGCCGTCATCGACGAGCCGGACGATTCGCTGGCGGATCCTGCGGATGGGGACGGGTGAGCGGGTGGACCTGTCGTCGTTGCCGCTGTCCCGTAAGCAGCTGCGGTCTATTGCGCAGTCGGCGCGGCACCGTATCTCGATCTGGTCGGGGGCGATCCGGTCGGGGAAGACGATCGCGTCCCTGGTGGCGTTCCTGATCGCTCTGGCGGTGGCGCCGTCGACGGGGCTGGTGCTGATCGTGGGCCGTTCGTTGCAGACGATCGAGCGAAACCTGATCGAGCCGATGCAGGATCCGGCGTTGTTCGGGGCGCTGTCGGATCACGTGAAGCACACGCGGGGGTCGACAACGGCGGTGATCCTCGGGCGGACGGTGCACCTAGTGGGTGCGTCGGACGCGCGGGCTGAGGGCCGGCTGCGTGGCGCCTCGGTGTGTCTGGCGTTGGCGGATGAGATCACGCTGCTGCCGGAAGGGTTCTTCAAGCAGCTGCTCGGCCGCCTGTCTGTACCGGGCGCCCGGCTGCTGGGGACGACGAACCCGGACTCCTCGGCGCACTGGCTGAAGCGGGACTTCATCGACCGGGCCGACTTCCTGGGTATCGGGCACTGGCACTTCACCCTGGATGACAACCCGTCCCTCACGGTCTCCTACGTCGAGTCGATCAAGGCGGAGTACGGCGAGGGCACGCTGTTCTACAAGCGGTTCATCGAGGGCCGGTGGATCGCCGCGGAGGGTGCCGTCTTCGACATGTGGGACGAGGACCGTCACGTCGTCGACGCGCTGCCGCAGATGCACCGGTGGATCGCCCTCGGGGTGGACTACGGCACCCAGAATCCGTTCCATGCGACGTTGCTCGGGCTGGGCCAGGACCGTCGTCTGTATGTGGGTGCGGAGTGGCGGTACGACGGCCGGCACCAGAGGCGTCAGCTCACGGACGCGGAGTACTCGGAGCGGCTCCGGGCGTGGCTGGGGGACGTTCCGGGGATTGGTCCGGTGCGCCCGCAGTTCGTGACGGTGGACCCGTCCGCGGCGTCGTTCGTCACCCAGTTGAAGCGGGATCGGCTGACGCCGACGCCAGCGAACAACGCGGTGCTGGACGGGATCCGCACCATGTCGACGCTGCTTGCCGCCGGGAAGCTGCTTGTTCATTCGTCGTGCAAGAGCCTCATCGCTGAGATGCCGGGCTACGCCTGGGATGACAAGGCGGCGGAGAAGGGCGAGGACCGCCCGATCAAGGTTGCTGATCATGGCATCGACGCGTGCCGGTACAGCCTCTTCACCACTCGCGCTCTGTGGCAGCGGCACCTCGCCCTCGCCGCCTAACCCCAACCCTGTAGAGGAGTCGTCATGCCGCTGCCGCCGTCCGGGAAGACCCCCTGGCCCCCGCACCAGTTCGCTGAGCCGTTCGCCGACATGGACGTGTGGCGGGCCTGGTACAGCGGGGACACCTCGCATCTGGCGCAGGTGTACGGCGGGCCCGGCTCGTACGCCGCGAACCCGCGGGCCCGGGAGTTCTTCGACCTGAACAAGCCGTCCCAGTTCCGGGGCGGGATCGTCGGGGGGCTGTCCCGGATGATCTGGGGGGAGCCGATCACCCCGGGGCAGCAGCAGTCCCGGCTTCACGTGCCGATCGCCGCGGACATCGCTGAGTTGTCGGCGAACCTGCTGTGGTCGGACATCCCCACGGTGACCGTGGACACCGACTCCACCGAGGACGCGGCAGCGCTGGTGGGCACGCAGGACCAGATCAAACGCTATCTGGACGACTGCGGGCATTCGACGCTGCGGGAGGGCGCGGAGACAGCGGCCGCTCTGTCCGGGGTGTACGTGCGCGTCGTGTGGGACACGAGTCTGCGGCCGCGGCCGTGGATGGACGTCCTCTCCCCCGACGCGGTGGTCCCGGAGTGGCGGTGGGGGATGCTCGCGGCTGCGACGGTGTGGCGGGAGCTGGAGCCGCTGCACGACGGTTCGGAGGTGTGGCGTCTCCTGGAGCGGCACGAGCCCGGCAGTATCGAGTACGGCCTGTACCGGGGGGATGCGGACACCCTCGGGATGCTGATGGCCTTGGACGACCACCCGGAGACGCAGGAGCTGGTGGGCCGGGTCAACGAGCAGTCCACCGTGGAGACGGGCATAGACCGGCTGTTGATCGTCTACATGCCGAACGTGGGGCCGAACCGGGCGTGGGACCACCTGCCGGCGGCGAAGCCGTTCGGGCGCAGCGACTTCGCTGGGATCGAACCCCTCATGGGATCCCTGGACGAAGCGTGGACGTCCTGGCTCCGCGATCTGCGTCTGGGTAAGGCGCGGCTGGTGGTGCCGCAGTCGATGCTGGAGACGGACGGGCCCGGGTCGGGCGGCATGTTCGACTTGGACCGTGAGGTGCTGCTTGAGCTGAACATGCTGGACGACGGGGCCGGGGCGGCGGCGATCAAGGATGTGCAGTTCGCGATCCGGGTGGAGGAGCACGAGCGGACCTGCGCCGCGCTGCGCCGTCAGATCCTGTCGTCCGCCGGGTACTCGGCCCAGTCGTTCGGGGACGAGGGCACGGTGGCGGTGACGGCCACGGAGGTCGCGGCCCGTAAGGAGGAGTCGTTGACGACCCGCGGGCTGAAGATCCTGTATCAGCGGCCGGCGCTCCTCGAGGTTCTCACCACCATGCTGTGGGTGGATGTGACGCACTGTGGGGCGAAGGGCGTGGATCCGGCGGTGGAGTTGACGGCGTCGTGGCCGCAGGCTGTGCAGCCCGACCCGGAGGCCACGGCCCGTACGCTGTCGTTCCTCGAGACCGCGGGTGCGATCAGCACGTGGATGAAGGTGAAGACGCTGCACCCCGAGTGGGACGACGACGAGGTGGCGGAGGAGGTTGCGCGGATCCGCGACGACCGGGCGGCGGCGAACCCGATCCCGGCCGGCGACCCGTTCGGCACCGGTGGCGGCCAGGTGGAGGACCCGACGGCGGTGGGCGAGGAC